CTTCGGGGGGTCGATGACAATCCTTGTCATTCATTATGGCCTACACGGCGTTAGCGGTGTTTGCTCATGGGATAACCATGTATAAAGTTACTGGAAGCGGATTTCCTACCGTGACAGAGATCGAATATTGTAAGATCGGCAAATCAATTGTCGGTCAATCAAATTGGTCTGGTGCTACTGTTGGAGATATTAGAATCGCTTCCGGTGCTGAGACGCCAAATTTCAAGAAGGCGCTCCGCACTGGAGCTGTCCTACCCTTGAACCCATATATACAAACTGAGAAAGTAGTTTCTGCTGTCCACTCCAACTGGAATCTTACAGGTCCTAGGGGTGTAAATTGCACCATGTCTTCTGACATGACTGCAACGCACATTCCCCACAACCTTATGGTTCCTTCGGATAAACAGATCAGTTTATGGCTTGAGAAAGCCGGCTACGATCCCGATCAGTATTGCATGGAAGCAGCAGGTCGTCTGGCAACTCGATATTTCGATGCTGGGACCTTCGTGGCAGAGCTCCGAGAGACAATCATGTCTTTCAAAGGCCTGCTTAAACGTTTCATTACATTGCTCACCTCTCCAAACCTTGATTTACTTTTCAATGCTTGGTTGGAAGTTCGTTATGCATGGAGACCACTCTATGGTGATATACAGACTTTTATAAAGACTGTTAATCGACCACGGAAGAAGTTTCCTCTCTACAAAGAACGCACAGGTCGCTCTCTCACTTATTCTGAGCATACAAAAACTCAGATGGGTGGAGGCGTCTATGACTTATCTGTAGACTTGAACGTTAACGTAAGTGCACGTGGTAACGTATATTCAAAATACGCACCGGCTGCTTTCAGAGTAATGCCATTGACAACAGCTTGGGAATTAATACCCTTGAGCTTTATAATCGATTGGTTTTTCTCTGTTGGCGATGCATTGACACGCATTGAAGCGTACGTTGAGTTCCCCGATCTAATCTGTTCAGGAGGTTATTATCTAGACTATAGCATCAATGCTAGAGCTGATAATTTCCGACTGTCTGGTTGGACCGGTTCGCTCAATTGTACGGCTACTGGGCATGGATGGGCCAAAGGCCGTAATCCTGCTTCGTCTTCACCTAACGTCAAATTCAACCCTCACTTGGGAATTGCTGAGCTCATTGACCTTTTGGCCATAGCCCGTCAACTCCTTTTCAAAAAGTGATTAACCCTTTTGTGCATTGTGCACTTCATCTCGAGGACATTACGATGCCTACAATTACTACCACACTGGTAGACTATTCCCAAGTTGGGAATACCAAGACCTTGACGGCGCCGGGACATACAGTCTCCGCGCCACGCCTGGTTATTCAGAAGCGCAAGATACCATCCACTTCGAGTGGTGTTGCCGAGAGCGACGTTAAAGTCGTCTACGGTACTACTGACACGAATGGTCCGTTATCTTCCCGCGTCTCTGTTGAAGCTGTTGTGCGCTACCCCGCTAACGGGAATATGGCTGACGTTACCGCCGCGTTAACTCTCTTTCGAGAGGTTGTCGCGTCGAATGAATTCCAGTCTGCGGTTTATACCCAGAACTGGATCAAGTAATTTATTCGATCTAGTATTTTGCCCTCAACAGGCATTATGCTATTGTCGATTGAATTCTACGTCACCTTTTTACTCACTCCATGTAGGAGGAATGTATGCACGCTGCAACAAACAGTGTAGACCTTTGGCGCGTTGCCATGGGCCTACTTAAAGACGCTGGAAATAACGTACGCTCCGATATTGCTAAATTACTTTCTGGGCACATTCGTGCCCGCAATATCAAGGGTGTATGCGACATCGTTGTCACACCGAGTATCGCGACGCTACAGGAGTATCGTTGTGTTAGTCAGATTCAGGCTCTATTCAAGTCTAACTCTGACTTCTCAGTCAATGAAACGTGTACGGCAGCTGCCGAAGCGCGTTTCCATGAAGCCGAGAAAATGTGTAGAATCTCTAACAAGAGAATTCGACACTTCGCACAACACAGTGACCGTTCCAAATTTGCTGTTCAATGGCTTGCCATGAAACATTTCATTTGGGAGGTCCTGGGCCCTGTAACAAGTTGTTTAGAGGCAATGCCTGAAAACTTGCGATGGACTTCCGGCGCAACCGAAAACCGTGCGAAAAAGCTGTCACAGCCACATATGAAATGTGGTTATGTTCAGTCTGTTACGCCAGGTTCCCTTCCTCTTCTTACCACTGCCCTGAAGTTTTTCGGAGCAGTTGACCGTGATGTGCACCCTGAGCTTGATGCTCGTCGTAACATATACACGATCGGTAAATTTAAGGTAAGATTGATCGACTCTAATCGCGTAGTGTGTGTTCCGAAGAACTTCAAAACACACCGAACAATCGCAGCTGAACCGGCGGGAAATCTGCCCTTCCAGCTTGCTATTGATAGTTACTTGAAAAGACGTCTCAGACGTTTTGGATGTGACCTGCGTGATCAAAATCGTAACAAAGATTTGGCCAAATCGGCAAGTCTCAACAAGCGCCATGCTACCATCGATTTATCGATGGCTTCTGACACTATATCATACGAGCTAGTTCGGGGTTTGTTACCCGATTCCTGGTTTAGACTGCTAACCGCTTTGCGTTCCCCTTGTTACAAGGGCACGTTTGGCCGTGGCATCTACTCCAAATTTAGCTCAATGGGCAACGGTTATACCTTTAGTCTCGAAACTTTACTGTTTCTTGCTGCGTGTAAGGCCGTTGGATCTGAAACTTGCTCTGTCTACGGTGATGATATCATCATCGAAACTGAGCTTGCAGAAGAGTTGTTAAAACTGTTGCGATTCATGGGATTCAAACCGAATGAAGACAAAACCTTTTTAACTGGCGATTTTCGCGAGTCCTGTGGCGGTGACTATCTCAACGGAATAGACGTACGTCCATTCTTTGTTAAGAAAAGCACCAACCTCAGAAAAACGGAGATTAGCCATGTTATCAATGGGCTTGTTCGTGTTTGCAATCCAAATGGTATCGTCTGGAATTATTGTCGTGACCTCGTTAGGCTTAATAAGCTTCATTTGGTCCCAGCAAACCCAGATACACAGTCGGGGGTTCATATCCCTATTAGTGATGCTTATTCTATTGGCATCATTAACTTCAACGACTGTGTTCTTCGCTTCCGCGCTTACCAATCAAAACCGATTAACGGACAAAGATTGGCTCGCGAGGAGTTACGGGGATACCTTTTCAGCACCCTTACCGCCCAAATAAGGGAAGTAAGTCGATCAGCTGTCATAGTAGAGGATAGCTTCCATAGCTATAAACGGGTACCTGTAGCAGACTTTAAGGTCGTTACAGGCAGAACGGTCTTGCATCCGTGCAATGATCGTTATCCTCATCTATACGCATGGTACGAGTACCTATGCCGTAGATAAATTATGGATGCCCGGAGCGGCGTAAGCCGCTCCCGGCCCCATTGAGGCCCCGG